AAGCATTGAAACATTCGTATTGGCATTTGAAGAAGCCGCCGCCATAATGTTCGACAGCTCGCCCGCCTGACCTGCGGACATGCCGAACGCAGTAAGCGCATCAGTCACAATATCGGAAGTTGTGGCAAGCCCTTCCCCAGATGCCTCGGCAAGGCTCAGAATTCCAGGAATACCGGATATCATGTCCTGAGCCTTCCAACCAGCCATAGCCATGTATCCCATTGCGTCACCGGCTTCCGAAGCTGAGAAGCTGGTAGCCGCGCCCATTTCGCGTGCGGTTGTCCGCAGCTGATCCATTTCCGCAGCTGTCGCGCCTGAGATCGCCTGAACATTAGACATGGATGAATCAAAGTCCATCGTGGTCTTTATCGCGGCGGTTCCGATCGCGGCAACACCAAGAGACAGCGGCATAACTTTGCTTGCAGCACTGGAAAGCCCCGCGCCGATCTTCTCACCCGCGCTCTTACTTGCTGATGCGGCTTTGCTGTCATTCAGTTCTTTACTTACACTATCAACTATCCCCGTAGCGTCCGGCAATAGTCGTATATACGCGGTTGCAATGCTACTTGCCATGTCTCACACTCCATAGTTGGTGCTAAAATCGTTCAATGCGCTTTCGAAATCTTCCGCTGAATCATATCCGGAAGAGGCCGCGGATTCAGGTTCTTTGTCATGTATTCCAAGCAGCTGAGGTAAAATCATTTTCGGCTGATTTTGGTGCTTGTATCCATCCTCTGACTGCATCCACACCAAATTGGCTATCCTGTCAGCCATATATGCAAGCAAATACTCCTGACGTGTGATTGGTATGCCTGAAATCCGTCTTTTTGTCCTACTATCCAAAGATAGGCCGCTCGCAAGCGCCGCAATATGCAGCGCCCCGAACGACCTATAATCATGGATTCCATAATATTCAGCTAAATCACAAATTAAGTCCGTCTCGCCTTCCGCGATTGCGTTGGCGAGGAATATTAGTTTTTTGCCTGCTCTCCCACGGCGCTCATGATTTCCGCAATGATATTCTGCATTTTTGTGGCTGATATCGTGCCGTCAGACTTCTTGCACATTTCCTTGAGCCGCTCCGCGTCTTCCGGAGACAGACCGTTATTGACGACAAACACGCACATCTTGTAGTCAGACAGCCCGTCATTGCTTCCAAGGATTTCCACAAAGCGCCAATCATCGAATTTATCGCGGTCAAGCACGCAGGTGAAACCGGATGGCGTCGTTATATCAATAACATTCTTTTCCTTCTTCATTTTCCCTCATTTCTCATGCTGTCACAGTGACCTTGCACGCTGCTGTAGTGCCGCCGAATGTCGCGGTAATGGTTACCTCGCCTGCTGCTACACCCGTCACAGTGCCGTTGGCAACCGTTGCAACCGCGGTGTTGCTGGATGCCCATGTGATCGTTGCACCTGCCGGAACAACTGTTGCCGTGATCGCGGTTGTGCCAGATACGGCAACTGTTGCGGTTGTCTTGTCCAGCGTGATAGACGGTTTCGGAGCGACGTATTCATAGTGATTCTTTTCATCCGCCGGATTCGGAAGGCACATGATCGTAAGCGGATAACCAACCGCTGTATCATCCTTGTAGGAAATTTCTCCGACCTCAGAGATTTTTCCGTAAGGAATGACGATGCGCTTTTTCGCGCCGCCGGTGATGATCATGTCGATGACATACACATGCTCGATATCATCGGAACTATCGATGGTAATAAACATGCCGCCCTGTTCCATGGAGCCGGAAACATTGTCGTCACCGTTTGCTGCCTTCTGCACCGCCGCATTGAGCGACTCGATGAATGTCCCGGCAAAAGTATCCGTGTGCTCTGTCATCGGCGCTAAGACAACCTGACCGCCCCAGGCTCTGATCTCCGTGGATGTCTTTGAGTTATTATTTGTCATGCCGTCGCTGGACACATACCCCATGCACTCAAAAGCGGCGTCAAGCTCTTCTGTTGCGGCTGCTGCATATGCAAGAGGCGTGTCGTCTTCCGGGATCGGGTACGGAGTGCCGACCGGAGCACGGAAGATCGCGCCGTTGATTTTGGGTTTGCCTACAGTTACATAGCCTTTGTTATTACCCATGTTCTCTACTCCTCATATGTGATAATGAAAACTGATTGATATCTATACTGTTTAGTTGAGTGATCCGTGTAGTTATACGGACCGCTGTTCAAGTCAACCGAAAAGATGTGTTCATCATCAAGCAACGTGAAAAATGCGTCCCGTGCGCGGTTTGCAAGTTCAGCGGCTCCGTACATCGTCGGTGCGTATGACTGCACCGCTATGGTGGCGTGTTTGATGTGGTTTTCGATATTGCCGCCCGTCCTCTCAAGCACTACATAGGTACCAGAGAGATCGGCAGGCTTTTCCATGTGGACAGGTACTCCGGAGAGTGCCGTAAACATCCCATTCCGTAAAATCACCTCGATAGGCATAATCACTCTCCTTTTTTCATGTGCATTCCGGCAGACTGCGCCGCCTTCAGCATGGTGTTGTCTTCTAGATTCTTCTTTTCCCCGCGCTCACCGGAAGGAAAAATCTCCGTCAATCCAATCCACCCGCTTTTGGTAGTTTTGGTTTCCGCTTTGAAATTTTCCCCGCCTGACAGCTGATTAGCTTCGCGCGCTACGGCTTCACCTGCTGTCTGCATGAAAGCGCGAACCTCGCTGGAAGACATCATCTCATTGATGCCCTTTAAATTCACCTCGACCCGCGCAATTTTACCCGCCATACTCTTCGCACCTGACTTTCATGTGCCATGGACCAGGGATATTTGCCTCGATGCCGGTGATTGGAAAGCCGAAAGTCCGCATGATGTGGATATTTCCATATGAGTCCGTCCACGAAACCTTCTTATCCTTCCAATCGTGAGTATCACCCTTCGGTATCCCGAGGATGCATTTCAGCACTTTTCCATACAGCTGTGTACTCTCCGTGACTGCGCTTATGTCTTCTGATGTAGGTTGACCGATCAAGACGTTTTTCACCTGAGTCTCCGTCTCTTCGTAGATCGGAGCTCCGAAGGGATCCACGCCGCTCTGGATCGTCTCATACAGCGTCACTATTGTGCCTTGAATCCGTCCCATAAACTAATCACCCCCGCTGTCTGCACAAGCAATCCGAGCCGCTTCAAATCGTTATACATGATCGCGCCACCGATGCCGCCGCCAGGGATCGCATACGTCCCCTGCCATGAGTATCCGAGAGCTGTTTGGCTCTCCTGTGTCATCAGATCACCCTCTGTGGATGACCGCAGCACGCGGGACACAATATCCACTGTTGTCATTTTAAGCACGGACGCATACGTTTCATCGTCTTCCGCTTTGGCGTCCAGATCAACTCCGACACCATCTCCATACTGTCTGAGCGCATCGGAGATCAGCGGGAGCAGTGCGGCAGCCTTTTCAACTTCTTCCGTTGTAAGCGGTCGCCAAAGTGTAGATATATCCTCGACTGTCGCAAATGGTTCGCTCATTTTTCTGTGCTCCTCTTGCGAGCAGTTTTCTCTGTGGGCTTTTCTTCCGATTTACAGATACAAGCCGCAGGCTTGTGGCCTGCGGCAAGGTATTCATTTTTACGGTCATCCGCGACCCACATTTCACCGCCCGTAATTGCATTGATGAATTTTATCATCAGACGTGCGTTCTCGTGATTTTATTAAATACCGTAGTGTCGGCGCGGAATCCGACCTCGATTTCAGCACGAACCGCAAACATGTTACGTTCCCACAGATTAACCTGTGCATTGCTGATCGTGAGAGATGCCTGATTACTCATATCAATCTTTACTCCCTCGACAGTTCCATACATGGCCTGTGTCCAGTCCCCAGCGAAACCGATAACATCCGGGACAGCCGGATCATTGCCGGATGCCGCAGAACCTGCCAGATAAGCGCCCTTAGTATAAGTAACCGGAGCGCCGATCAGCCGCGGAACGGCTCCATCTGCAACATTATTGATAAAGAGCGGCCTTCCTTCTCCATCAAGCGCAGCAAGTAACTCGCCCTTTGCCTGCGGCGACAGCGCAAACCCATTGAGAATGCCGCTATGTGTCGCAATATCTGTGTCAGCAGCTACAAGCGCACCGTATACGGGGCTTGTTCCGGATCCGCTTATACTCTGCCCGGTCACGGATGCAAGCGTATCGAAATTGTTACCAGGTGCAGTTCCATGGAATACAGTCTGATCAAATTTCAGCGCAAGAGCGCCCGGAAGTCTCGCAATCAGCGCATTGTAAAGCGCCGCGGCATCTCGCGCGAATTCATCCGAAAACGGGACGATGACCGCGAGCTTGTATGCCTGCATGATCTTAGTTGAAAGCGTCGGATTGGATACCGGCTTCGGATTAGTTTCATCTACCCAAGCGGCTTCAGGATCGCCAGTGATAACCGGGATTGTAAGCCCGCGACCAGGTAGATTGATCCGTCTGGCGAGCTGCATAACTGCAGATGCTTCCTGTGTTTTCTGCATGATCTCTGCAGATACTTCGGTCGGAAGTGTGATATTAGTCCTATTCGTATTGATTCCAGCCATTTTTTATCTCCTTAATTTTGAGCCATGGTATCAAACCACTGCTTGAAAGCAATTTGAGCTGCATCAGCAGAAGTAGTTGCACCAGTGGCAACATCATTTGTCCGCATCGGCGGAGCGCTTGCTGGCGACATGTATCCCGCAAAAGCCTGAGCATCTTTTTCCAGTTCCTCTTCCGTGGATCCCTGGAGACGTTCAGCCAGTTCAATCGGAATTTTGTGCTTGCTTGCCACTTTACCCTTGAGCAAAGATGTTTCCGCTGATGTCGCGCGGCTCAGGAGCTCAGCCTTTTCTTTGTCAAAGCCTGCGGTTTTTTCCTTTTCCGCTTTCAGCGCCGCCGATGTGTCGGCGATCTGCTTATCATAATTGGCTTTGAGTTCATCGATCTTATCCGGGGCCATATAGTCGCGGTATTTCTCCGCGAGTTCCCGGTCCTTTTGCTCGAGTCTCTTCTTTATTGCCGCGTCAAATTCTTCCTGCGTGGTAATTGCTTTGAAATCTGCCATGATATTCCTTTCCCCTCTTTTACCGTGAGTAAACGTAAAAATTTATTTACAAGGCCATAGCCTAGTAATCAATCGTTTGTTCTGCCTGCGGTTCTTTCGCTGTGGCCGCGAGCCAGTGAGCAAAAATAACACTTTCCATGATCGCAATATCGTATTCATCCGTAATGGATCTATAGCCGAAGCCGCCATTTGATCCAATCGCGCGCTTTTCGCAGTGCGAGACGGACTCCGCAAGCGACGGTTGCCCAGCGTGCACAATGTTCTGCGTCGTGATAGCCTGCTCGAAAAGTGCGCAAGCCGTGATCACGTCCGACACCTTCGGAAGTACCGGCGTCTGGAATCCGTATTTCTCCATGGATGCCGCAAGGATCTGCTGCCCATTCGCTCCATCAATCGCAACACCTGCGACTTTTGGATTATGCAGGTATTCCAGGATCCAGCCATTGCCCTGCCTGATCGGCCTACAATCCAGTGTTTCGACAAAGATTTTTCCTGTCTTTGTCTTTGCCGCGATTGAGGCCGCAACGTTGACACCGTTTTTTCCGTACTTGATGCCGATGTAGTATTGGTCATCAAGAGGCGGCAGGTTGTCACATCTGAGTAGATCCCATTCAGCGCGTGAAATTTCAGATTTCTGCGTGTACTTCAGCCATAGGCCGAGACGTTGGATATTGAAATCCACCTCACCAACGGAAAGTTCTCGTCTGATATTGCGCTCAGTTAGACGGATCCCAAGTGATGGATTGAATTGATACCACAGATCCACATTTTCGATATCTGAGGTCTGTTGGTCGATACTCCACTCAGCCCATCCGGTATCTTCCAGCTTCCCCGCCATGATCGCATTGCGCGTCCTGACAAATACATCCCCGCCGGATGTCGCTGTTGGCGGCGTACCTGTGAGGATGATCTGCGGATTCGGTGAAGCTGTCACAGTATAGATCAGAGCGGATTCCTGCTTGGATGTGTACTCCTGGGCCTCATCAATTACGAGCAGGTCAAAGCCTTCACCGAGGCCGCCATTATTTGTCCGCGTCCGGAAGTCGATGACGCCACCGTCCGTAACTTCGATGTGCTCAAGTCCGTATTGTTTGGAAGCAAAAAAGGACTTTTCCGGGATATCCTTCTTTCCTTTTCGGGATATTTCCTCATACCCGGCTTTTTTCAGCAGATCGTATAGACGCGTAAAGGCATCATGTGACGTGGTTGTCCTGTGTGCCGTGTGGCAAATCTTCTCGTCGAGATTAACCAACCCCTCGAATTCCCGAGCGGCTAGGACCTCGCCCTTGCCATTCCGGCGCGATATTGCGAGGCCATACAAGCTGTACGTCCATAAATTCTCATTATTGCGCTCAAGGATCCCGCTCACCTGTCTGGCCTGCCATTCCATAAGAGTCTGGCCAGTGCTTGCATAAAGCGCGACAGCTTCAGAACCGAGGTTGTTGTCTGTGTGAACTACGTTGGTAAAAGAGGGCTCGACATTTCCGGTTCGCCCCATGTTTTCTTTTTACCTCCGTAATTGCAAACCAATTGTCCGTCTGGTCGCCAGTTCCTCCGGCGTGCTTTTCCAGATCTTCTTACTCCATACATCCTGAGAGTCGCGCTCTGAGTCAAATGTGACCACGCAGCGACAGTGTTCATGCCGTCTGTAAATGTCTTTTGGCT